TCTCATATCCCTCTTCGACCTCTTCCTCGGCAAGAATCTTACAAATTGCAGTGTATCTTGAGGGGTCAGTCTTACGAATAGTCCTCAAAGCAGCACTCTTTTCAGTCGCAGCAAAAGTCCACATATCAACCTACCATATTATCTACAGTTTCAACCAAGTTCTCTACGAACACATCCTCGACACGAACAAGTTCCTTATACTCAAACTTCAGAACCTTGCCGAAGGTCACATCATACAAGTCATTACCATTCAACGTGATCGTGATGTAACCCTTGTTTTTGACCATACCAGAAGAATTGAACATCAGCCCATCTTCTATATCAATCAAGTTCTTGGCACCCCAGGCACACATGGCCATCCTGTCTAACGTCTTGATTTGGGAGAGAATTGTCTTTGCGACTTCAATCATGTTACTTATCCCCATAAATTTCAATGTAATCTTTGGCACACTCTTCACCCAGCATCTTCAGTGCTGCGTCCTTAATCTCCCAAGGGAAGTAACCCAATGGGGTCATTCTCTTAGTGGCGAGTGCGAGTGCTTCTTCGTAAGTCATGTCAATAACCTCTTTGTTTCTCACTATACTTAATAGTACCATACGAAATAGGGCTTGTCAACTAAAATCGACTAGGAATCCAAGAAAAATTGACATCATCCAGCCATCGCTCTTCACCTGTCTTGACTGATTTTATAGGGGGGAATGGGGGTTTATGTGTCATAGATAACACGCCTGTAGGCACCTCTAGGACTTCCCAGAGGTCACCATGCTCACGAACACGGTTCTTGCCGTGGTTCGTCTTACCTGTAAGTTTTATCATCATTGTTATAGTATGACAGGTATCTAGAGATTTGTCAAGTTATTTTTTTGCGTATCTACCAGTTTTAGGTCTTTTTCTGCCCATCTTCACTTTGAATCCAGCAGAACCCGGCAGTTTGACACCACCCTTGACACCTTGACCACCACCGCCACCAACATTTCTTGCAGATGGTCTTTTGGTGATGCCCCTAAGTTGCATTTGATCAGAAATCCAGCTGTTTGCAATAGGATTTCTAACCTTATTTCGGACAAGTTTCTTGATTACCTTGTGGGTATCCATTTCAATGTCATCATCTGCTTTATTATTGTCAACGAAGACAAAACCCTGACTCCCAAATAACCGTTGAAACTTACCCACATTTGCTTGCACATTCTTCCAAGATGTGATTGCGACAGATTCTGGCACATTACGGTCTCGTTTTGCATTGCGCTCTAGCGCAACCTCAAGAGAGGTATTGACGAATATCATGTAGCAGTCATATCCCAGTGCTTGTAGTTTTGTCTTGTACCTATGGACTTTATCATAATCATCGCCAGTGCCATCAATGACAACACCAAGACGCCCCTCAAGATAGTTGTCTCGCATCTTTTCAGTGACTGCTTTTGCACGACCACGAACAACCTCTCTTCGCTCTGTTTCACGCTCACCCCTCTCTGTATTCATCTTTAGAGTGAGGCCAGCTTTGTCCATCATAGTCTCAAACGCATCATCAGAATTGACTACTCTTAGACCAGTTCCCCCTACGGAGTACCGAACAACGTATGACTTACCGCTGCCCGGTCCTCCAGCAAGGAAGAAACATTTAAATATGTGAGGGTCTTGAAGACCTTCTTGCAGTTCTTGAAATGTTTTCATTAGTTCGTCCTATTAATTTTTGATATCCTGCCATCTCTATAACATATTTATCATCATCTGAAAGTGGAGTTAGTTCCTCTATTTTTCGCTTTTGAATTTGAAAGTTCATTTTTTTAATACGATTTTGTGATTTAGCCATTTTTTCTTCCTTTTTTTTATGATATTTTGTTGGCATGATAATTAAATTAATATTTCTCCTTCCTGTTGCTATTGTTTTCTGGTATAGAAATTTTCTACAAGTCCACCCGAAGCCTCTGGTTGGAATTCAAGGCTTGTCCCAGATGACAGTAATGGTTGTGTAAGAGAATCTTTGACTAGTGTCATTAACGATTCGTGTTTTTTTGCTCCGATATCAAAATCCTGCCGTATAGCTCGTATTAGAAATCTACCTCTGTAAAAGAAATCAAATTGTTCATTATCATCTGTTTTTGCAGACGATGTTGCCGGTAAATTAAAATCGACTATATCTCCACAGTCTATGAGAGTATTACCATTAGTTTTGATTGTGCAAGTGATCCCTCTCTCCAACTGCAATAGTTGCGACTGTCTTCTCTGTAACCATGTTTCAGATTGTGTTGCATTATAAACATTTCTACCATTCTCATCATGTAAGACTGTAAAATCTGTATAGTTACCATCTGCATCAATAAAATTAGCATTTGGGACCAAATATCTTCTTGCTGGAAAATCACTCATACGAGATGTGTCTTGCACTGGCGTTGCAGATATCAATGGAAAACCAGTGCTAACATGTGTCTCATCTTTAAAATTGTCCAGATAATTATATGTGGTGGTTATGTGTCTTCTGGTGTATGTGTCATAAGATATAAGCTCAGAACCATAGGAGCCCAATCTTTGTGCTGCAGCAGCGTCACCTATTGATTGTATTTGATGTTCAATCACTGTGGATAAATCTGAAACAGGATCATTTGGGTTGGAACCAGCCACAGAGGTTTTATATGTAAAAACTGCTGGTTCAGCGTACATACTAGATAAACTTCTAAAGTGATAACCCTTAAAATCCTCATAAAACATGTAAGTTGGTGAACCATCGTGTTCAGAGACAGCTTGTCTCTTCATCATATTAATTGCTTCAAATGGACTGAAATTAGGAAATACTATTTTTTTAAGTCCGCTTGATGGTTCTACATATAATTTTTTTCTTGAACCTAACTGATCTACCATGATCTCTTTGAATATATCAGAATATGAACCAGAATAACTTTGATTTATTCTGATTCTTTGATCTCTTTGTAACTCTGAAGTCGAAAACTCCAACACTAAAAATTGATTTCCGCTTGCGCCTTCTTCTTTAGTTGTCAAAGAATTAACCAACAACAAATTTTTTGTGAAATCAATTGAAGATTCTTGTGCGTTCAAACCTGATGTTGTTATTTTCATGCGAAGATATTCTTGACCAATAACAGGACCAATCGTAGATATATCAAGCTGATCATTAATAATACAGCTTCCTGTTATGCTGGTTGATTGAATATCTTCAAAGAATGTAACATGAACAAGAGCTCCTAATAGGTCTACAACTACACCTTTGGAGGTGATTATTTCAAGTTGTTGTATATGGAATGCACCTGCTTTTTGAAGCTCTTCTTTTTTTCCAGTGGCCGTCATTAAATTGCACTTTCTTCCATTAGCTCTTCAAACTCTTCAGTAAATTGTGATAGATATGATGGGTCTAATAAGCGAATTAACCTTCGTTTATCTTGTAGGTCTTCCTCAAACTCAACATTACTTATTGCGGTTGCACTTGGGAAATCAGTATTATCTTTTCCAATATCAATTTTAACTGTGGTATCTCCAGAGGTTTGTGTTATCTCATAATGATGTAATGCGTTCAGTTCTGTTGATGTTGGGTATTTGTCACTAATGTATGATTGTTGTTGTATGTATGGTTTTGGCCACTGATGATACCTGTCAGTGATATTGTTTATTAAAAGAATTATCCAATGGAGTTGTGAGTCACCATATAACTTGTGAGCAAGAATTTCTGGTGACTCACCATCTTTCACAGTATATGTGTCAAAAACTAGAGTGTCCTCTCTAAGATTAGCTCTTAGTGCGACTCGTCTTAAAAGATTAGTTACAACTTTAAAATCAAGATTACCAACAGAATCGTATAGTATGTAAGGAAATTTTGCAAAATACATTTTTAAAATCCATCTTCGATAGCACTTTTTGTGACGGTCATAAGTTCCTTGAAACTTAGTGCCATTGTTGTTTTAGTTGGTGAAGCTCCCTTTGAATTTGTCTCATGCCAAGTCATTTTATCTCCACCATATGTAACATCAACACTCTCTAAAACACAAGTTCCGATTTTATGCAGATATCCATTTGGTTGGTTATTTTTTGTGTAGTATTCTATTTCAAACTGGTCTGGTATTGTTAATTCAAATCCTCGTCCATCTGCATATTCAGATGATGCATGAAACCTAAACGCTTGAATAATACTTTGGACTTCATCTGCCTCTTGTTCAGAGGAAGGGGTAAAAGTAAAACTATAAGAAAATGACCTCTTTCCAATATTTTCAAACATGACTTCCATTTTGGGCGCCATGACTTTTCCTCTGTTTAAAGCGATAAGAGAGGATGCACCAGCTGCTACACTATCTAATGCATTCAAACCCATTTGATTTACAGCCATTTTGATACCTTCCATGGCTGGGTCTAAAGCAGATTGAAAAGAAGCTTCATTCAATCCTTTTGCCATAAATCCTTGTATGACTTCTGCACCAAATGCAGCCTGTTTAGATATTTCTTGTTCATTGTAAGTCAAGCTATATGTCTGTTGTACGGATGGTGGAAAATATAAAGCTATGGTTTTTACTAAATGTGTTGATGGTCTAGTTTTCTCTTGAATTGACAAATAACTTTTGCCTGTTCCAAAAACCTTACTGTTGGCATCGTCATTTAGTTTTTTTATTTGTTGTGACTGGGCAGTTTTATCTCTATCTATTGGAGTTCCATCAGAATCAGCCTGTGTAGCAGTTGTATTTTGTAAAGCTTCGGCTGTCTTTATAAATTCTGTATCTCCTTCCGGCGAGGCAAGTTCAGCTTTTGGAGACTTGATTGATTTAACAAAGAATGCAATGAAATGACTATTACCGTCTGTACCAAGGTCAAGCGGATACTGAAGAACCTCACCACCCCTTGTGGTTGATGCATTTCCAGTAACAGGACCAGTATCAGGTTGATTAAATCTAAGACCCTTTGCTCGGTTTAAACCAAGAGCACTCTGTGCGGTTTTAGTAAGAAATCCTGCAGCAGAGGATTGTGCTTTATTTCTCAATGCAGTGAAAACAGCCATGTCTAAATAATCCTTATATCATTTAAAACTATTTATACATCATGGCATACAAAGGAACATACAAACCAACCAACCCCTCGAAATATAGAGGGAATGTTCACAATGTAATCTATCGTTCTTTATGGGAGCGAAAGTTTATGGTCTATTGTGACAACACTGAATCTGTGATTGAATGGGGAAGCGAGGAAATAGTCATACCATACAAGTCTCCTTGGGACGGCAGAATGCATCGTTATTTTCCAGACTTCTACTGTAAAATAAAACAACACAATGGCACCATCAAAAATCTTGTCATTGAGGTCAAACCCAAGAAACAGACAAAACCTCCAAAAGAACCACAAAGAAAAAATAAACGATATATCAACGAAGTAAAGACTTGGGGCGTGAATAGTTCCAAATGGAAGTATGCAACAGAGTGGTGTGAGAATAACGGAATGGAATTTAAAATACTGACAGAGGATGATTTAGGTATTCGTTATAAATAATTAAATGGCACCACCTAATTTTACATCTGCTGTTCGTACAGCTGCTGGAGACACACAAAGATCAATTGGCTGGTATCGTCAAAAAATATCAGACTTTGGTAAACCCAGCGCCATGGACTTAATAAGAGATGGAAGACGATCTGGTGGGCCATCATTTGGAAATCTCAACATGTTTTTCTATGATCCAAAACATAAAAAGACACTACCTTACTATGATACATTTCCACTAATACTTCCTATTGGTGGCGCTGCTGGTGGGTTTTTGGGTTTGAATCTTCATTACCTACCAATTCCAATGAGAATAAGATTACTAGATAGAATAACAGAAGACGGAACATCAAGAAGTTCTAGAATGTATGATTCAAATACAAGTATAATTACAGATTATTCAAAGTTAAAAGATATACCAATAATAAAACCAACAATAAAGCACTATTTGTATGGACATGTTAAATCTGAATTTAGAATTGTGATTCCAGAAGAATGGGTTATTGCTGCATTATTACCTGTTCAGAGGTTTAAGAAAGCATCTGCTTCTCGTGCTTATAATGACTCAAAAAGGAAAATGATATAATGCCATCAGCATTAAGTAATTTTACAGATGCACTTGCATTCGGAGCATTGAATGATGTTTTATCAATATTTCGTAGTAACGATGCATATGGAAGACCAAATCTTTATGAGGTTCAAATCTTTCCACCAAACCATTTAGGTGGTGGAGGCGTTCTCAACCCGAAAGATAGAGCAGAACTTGGACACAACACCAGAGAAATATCATTAAGAGCAGATAGTCTCATATTACCCGGCAGAGGATTAACAACTCAACAACTATCAGGCGGCGCTCAATATGGTCCAATGAGAGAAATTGTGACTGAAGCAACATATGCAGAAGATATTACTATGTCATTTCAGGCATCAAATGGTTTGGATGAAAGAACCTTTTTTGAGAACTGGCAAGAACAAGCATTTAATGTTTCCACACATGATGTTGGTTACTACTACGATTATGTTGGGTCAATGAATATATTTTTATTGAATAGAGAATTTAAAAAAGCATATGGTCTTAGAATTAACGAATGTTTTCCCAAAACAATTGGTGGAACTAACTTAGCAGCTGGCCCAAGCTCTGAAATTATAAAAACACCTGTAAGCTGGGCTTTTAGGAATTGGGAAAATCTTGCTGTAGAACAACAACCAACAAGTTTAGCAGATAGACTATTTGATACAGCATTAGGGACAGTTGAAAGAAGCATTACTGCAAATTTACCAGCGACATTGCGAAGATTATTTTAAAGGATTACAAATTATGGCATTACCAAAAATTGAAACACCGACATTTGAATTAGAATTACCCTCTACAGGAGAAAAAATAAAAGCTAGACCATTTCTTGTTAAAGAACAAAAGCATTTATTGATTGCACAAGAATCAGAGAATAGTGCAGATATCTCATCTGCAATATCAAAAGTTATACATGATTGTACATTTCAAAAAATTTCTACAGATACGGCCCCTATGTTTGATATTGAATATTTGTTCGTCAAAATTCGTGGTAAATCAGTTGGAGAAAAAGTAGAACTAAATGTTCTTTGTCCAGATGATCAAGAAACTAGAGTAGATGTAACAGTTAATTTAGATGAAATAGAGGTTCAAATACAAGAAGATCATACAAATGAAATTGATGTAGCAAAGGATGTTAAACTTTATATGCGATATCCATATTTAAATGATATGGATGGCATTGATGAGTTAGCAGAAATGGATATAATTTTTACATTATTAAAAAGATGTATTAGTGAAATTCATTATGGCGAAGATGTATATTATAAAGCTGACATAACAGAACAAGAATTAGATGAATTTCTTGATAGTTTGACAACTGAATCATTTGAGAATATTGCAAAATTCTTTGACACGATGCCTCGGCTGACTCATATTATAAATGTTACTAACCCCAAGACTAAAAAGACAGGAGAAGTTATTCTACAAGGAATGGAGAGTTTTTTCGGGTAACCCTCTCTCATATAACACTGTATTCTTACTATGAATTGAATTTTGCACTTATGCAACATCACAAATATAGTTTAACAGAGTTAGAAAATATGCTGCCGTGGGAGAGGGATATATATGTTGGATTATTAACAAATTTTTTGAAAGAGGAAAAGGAAAAAATAGAAAGAGAAAATCAAAGGAGCCGCTACTGATGAACGAAAAAACGCTTGAACCAGAAAGTAGATACTCAAAATATGATTTAGATGGTGATGGTGTTGTGACTGATGAAGAACTTGAAATGGATGCTAAAATGATGAGGTTAGAGAATGAAGATAAAAAAGAGGATGCCCAAAGATATATGGCATGGTTTGCTCTTTTCGGTATGCTATTATATCCTGCTTTGGTTGTTCTTTCCACTTTTGTTGGACTTGACAAAGCTGCTTCAATCTTAGGAGATATGGCAGCTACATACTTCGTTTCTGTAGCAGCGATTGTGGCAGCTTTCTTTGGTAAGGAAGCATATGTTAAAAGTAAAAATGCTGAAGTAAGCATAAAAAAATA